AAAATGATTTCTTTTCTGTTTAGTTTCATCTTCTGGTCTCCAGTTTCTTCTGATAGCTAAAATCTTTTGAGATCCCTTTTCGATAGTTACAACATATGGAAGAGCAATTCCATCATCATCTTCGTAACCAGGAAGATTTAAATCTACGTGCATTTCAAGCAGTTTGTAGCGGTCATCTTGAGTCGCTGAAAATCCCATTTTTTGGGCAATTTTCTTTTCAACTTCATCTAAGGAATCGTCTGGCTGTCCTAAGTCTATATCTCGGTAAAAGCCAGCAACTTGTAATCGGGTAATCTCGTTTTCTGTCTTTCTCATGACATGAGTAACACGAGGAGAAGACTGAAGATTGGATGCTCCATAAGGAACTACAATGTCTTCGGCGGGAATGAACATGGACACTTGCCGTTCTAGAGCTGGGTCGTAGTACACCTTCTTAAAAGCGTTACCTGCGAGACCTAGACCCCAGATCATGCGTTCATGTTCAGGTCGGAATTCTGTCATCACATCTGTGAGTTGGTAGTTCATATCGTCTTGAACCCGCATCGCAGCGTCTTTTATTTCTGGGGTTTCTTTCCCAATAATGGTTGTTCTTACAGGTCCTTGAGCAGGAAAGGTCTCCATAATGGTTTCGGCTTGAAACTTCACCAGTGCTTCGGAAAGGAGGGGGTGGTAGACTCCGCAGGCTCCTTCCCAAGGTTCGGTTCGGTCTTCGAGCTTCATACCGAGGAGTTCAAGTCCGTCTACATAGGTTTGCATCCAATCTTTGCGGGAGGAAACATCTTCACCAAAGTCACCGATTAAATCCCCAGCAAGCTGCGCCATATCACCTTCACTCATAAAGTCCGCAAGATTGGCATCAAAATCTTTGTCGGATGGCTTTTCTTTTTTTAGTTCTATTTCTAATCCATCAATTCCAATAGTGACGGATTCTGGATCTTCAATTTCAATCTCAATTTCTGGCGGTTGATTTAAGATTTCTTCCACAATTCCGACTGGTGCTTGATATAGACTTTTTTCGATTGACATAGTATTCCTTAGTAGTAAGCCATTTTGCGTCTAAACATTTGTGGCTCGTCTTTTTCGTCCGTATCTAGACGTATAAACCCGCCTTTTCTAAAACGAATTAATGCCTGGGTGCTGGAGTCCACCAAGTCATCGTGATCCGAATTAGGAAAAGCCGCCATTTCTTCAATTACTTCCTCCGCCCATCTTCTTGCTGGCGCCCACACTTTACCAGAAGCAAACAGATCAGATACTGAATTAATACGAGCTATCTTATCATTCCCACGAGTAGGCGTAAACTCTTGAACTGGTATTCCTCGCTGTCTTAATTCATAGATTAGTGGTGAACCTGCTGCTTTTGCCTCCACAACGAATGCGTCTGGCTCCCATTCCATGTAATGTTGGTACGCCCGCTCCTTCAGTTCTGGAAATTCCATCCGTTCTTTAAACGCATCTAGCAGAATCACATGGGGATCGTTCTCGTTTTCATTCTTATAGAAGACTCCCCAGGTCGTACAGGCTGAGTAGTCGGATCGTTCGTTCTTTGTAAAGGCGGTATCCCAAGACTGAATGATAAAGTCACACTGAGGTGGGTTTTCTTCCTCCCAAAGTCTCCACCATTCCCTTTTTACAATGGCTCCTTCCTCAGAAGTCGGCTGTTGCTGGTACTGAGCATTCCATTTGGATAGTGGAAGTTCTAATTTCAGGGCTTCTAGCTCTTCTAAACTCCAAAATTCGGGCCATAATGGGTTTCCAGAAGGCAAAATTGCTGGAAAGTCGATAATTTCCCACTCCTCACCCTCTTTATCGATCCAGCTTTGGACAATTTTTCCCGTTAAATCCCGTTTAGCCCAGCGTGTCATCACCACTACGATGCTTCCGCCTGGTTGTAGACGTTGTCTTGGACCTGAAGAGTACCACTCAAAGACTTTATCGTAGACTTCGGGGTTGGTTGCGGCGATTGCCGCCTCTTGTTCTGAGTGGGGATCGTCAATAATAAGAAGATCTGCACCTTTTCCCGTGACCGTTCCCCCAACACCGATCGCAAAATACTCCCCGCCATAATTAGTGTTCCAGCGTCCTGCTGCTTTGGAGTCTTGTTTCAGTCCCACATTCGGAAAAACCGTAGAGTAAATCTCAGAACCCACTAAGTTCCTCACCTTTCGTCCAAATCCGACCGCTAATTCTGCGGTATTGGAACACTGGATGATCTTTTTATCAGGAAACTTACCTAAAAACCATGCAGGGAGAAGAAATGACGCAAACTCAGATTTAGTATGACGAGGAGGCATATTAACAATAAGGCGTCTAGTTTTACCATCTACAATCTCCTCAAATTTTTTCGCCATGACCTTATGATGACGTCCATCTACAAAGCTGGGCCACATCTGTTTCACAAACGGTAGGAAGTTTTTCTCCGCTTTTTCTCTTATGACGGAGTTTTTATACTCTAAAGCCGTCTTAAGTAACTGCTCCTGATCTTCTGGCGGAGCTTGGGATATTAGTTTTTCTAGTTTATTCATCTAATAAATCACTTAAATTTCTAAATTTAATCCCAGAAGGCCTCAGCGTCCGCCGCTTATTTGGGATCTTTTTGCACGCACCAATCTTGACCAGCTCATTAATTAACCTAGAAACGTTGCTACGACTTCTGTCTTTGGAGACAAACATAATCTCATCAATAGAAGGACTATATCCATACTTCTTCCACCACATCTCGATGACCAGATAAATATCCTGCTGTCTGGGCGTCATAGTCCTGACTCCCAGCCTTTATCCTTCGCACGCACAATCAACCTATCTGTTATGGCTTTAGACTCCTCCTCTAAGATCTCATTCTTAATCTCACTCATAACCCGAAGCAGCGCATCCTTATCATTCTTTAATAAATACTTCAAAATCTCTAGCGCTTCTTTTTCCATATATACCCCCCTACCCCTTTTCTTTCCAATTCGCATGGGGGGGTGTTTCTCTATTCTCTTTTTTCTCTTCTTTCCAACTATTTGTACCCCCCACCCCCTCTTCTTTAGACTTTTCAGGGGGTATATTTGCTATCCCAGCTTGCGCTGACGTAGGTGGAAACGTTTCCACTTCACTTTTTTCCTGTTCTAAATCAGCAGGTTGCGAGGGGCATTTTTCAGAACTTACCTCAGATAGGCTATTTGAGGTGGGTTTAGAGTCCTCAAGATTGGTGGATTGAGTGAGTGGATTAATATGTATATACGATCCCCCGTCTGGCGTGTCGATTTGGGGGGGTGGGGTGGTGGTGGGGTCTACGGGTTCTGATTTGGCTGCGACCTGATCCGATCCTGATAACTCTCTAAGCAAACTCTCCCCATCATCTACTTCAGTTGCGTCTACATTGATAATTGTTTTTAGTTGCTCTAGTAGTCTCTCTTTAATCTTGCTTGATTCGTGTATTACCCTTGTTTCCTTCCGTTCAGTAAATGCACCGACCTCGGAAACCTTACCCAATAGTTCTAGGGATCTGATCCGTTGGGCATCTTTAACCTCAGGGTTTAGTGCCATCTCGGTTAGTTGATGTATTACTAACTCCCTCAATCGTTCAGGTTTCTGATATTCCCTCGCCTCAAATGCCCTAGAGTATGCCTCGATCATTAGTTTCACATTGTCGTTGTTTGCGACCTTATGAGCATTCACTGCTTGGGTGGACTTCTTTCCTTTAGTATCGTAGGCGATTCTATACGCTTGGGTCTTAGGCTTTCCGAGTGCGACCTGTTTGGCAAATTCCTTTTGTTTGTGGGTGAGTTCTCTAGTATTGGTTGATCCTAATAGAATCTGCTCTATTGGTATCTGCTCTAGTCCTTCTCTTATCTCTCTCTTACTGATCTTAGCCATATTGGAATAATTGCGGTTTTTTTAGGTTTATCGTAATTGCTTAACTTGGTGGTAAATCGTAGGTCTAACATGAGAACAAATCATATACCCATTTTCTACTGTATGCAAATACATAACTGTATATAAAACCATTAGGGTATGTCATAGTATAAAAAAGTGTTAAAAAGTATGAATTAGGTCTTGACAGCCTTATATACAAAGGAATAAATTCACCATATGTAGTTTTGATTGATGTATTGTATTTATGGGGGATTTATGAACAAGGCAATATTTGAATTAAAACAAGTTTACGGGAATGAAACTATATACCCTGTGAATGATGTAGCCCTGATTTTTGCAAGTTTGACGGGCAAAAAGACCTTAAACCCTAGCGACCTAACCAAGATCACGCAACTAGGATTTGAGATCGAATTTCAAGCAGTTAAACCTAAATTTTCAATTGAGGGGGTTTTATGAACATTTACCAAGAAAACGGATACGAAAACAGACGGGACTATTTGGAAAATTTAGCCCTCGATTACGGCATAGACAAAAACGAGGTTTTTACGATCGCTTGTTTATTGGGTAAAGATGAAGATTTTGACGGGCTAGTTAGTATGCTAGACGATCACGCTAATAAATTTTATGGGGAGTAATTGAAAATGGTAAATTCTGAAAGTTTCACACGAGTAAAAAACGACATAAACGGGAATCCCCGTTATGTAATCCACTTTTTACATTTTGTAAAAGATGGGGACACGGACAAAAACAAGCCCGATTTTGTTTCAAAATTGTATGACATAGCACTAGCACGGGCAAAAAAACATCCCTTTTATGGTCGCAAATTTAGTAATAAACAATATGGGGGTGGGATTGTATTTTGCACTTATAACCTTAACGGATTGATTGACGACATTAACCAAGAAATGGGGAAATCATGAGAGATAGA